ATCATGTAAACCCAGAAGTTGACTTCTTCCTGGCTCGGTTCCCGGCCAGCAATTGTGTCGTAAGCCTTCTTGACGTACTTAACTCTCTGATCGTGACTTTCAAAAGCCATATCATCATCCTTTACAAAGTCAACGTACTTAACTGGCATCCCGCTCTTAATCCATCGGTACCGAGCGTCGCCAGGACATTCGGTAGCCTTATGATCCCGGTGTCCGATGGCTCCGGTCTTTGCACTTGAATGAGTTGCAACGTACTGAGTGCATTGATGGAAGGCAATCTTAGAGTCTTCGGTAAAGAGGTTCGCTTCTCCCGCAAGGAAACAAATCGCCGGGGAAGTCTTGTTACCGATGGTAGTTCCATTAGCGCCATTCTGGTACTTAAGCCCTCGTCCCTCGAAAACATAACCGTGGGGACAAATTAACCAGTTATATGCAATGTCGCTCCAACCCCTACCGTCCATGTGGAAATTCTGGATTCCACGGACTAGAGCACCACAAAATTCGTGGCCCCACTCAGTCTTCCCACGAACGAAAACTGTTGGCCCGTTCCAATGTCCGGTACAAGGTCTTGTCGGGAAAAACGGAACTCTACTCTTCGGTGGCCTTAAGCCACACTGTTCACGAGTTACCAAACGCACTCTTAAACTCCTCTGCGGTGGTCCCGGCTACCTCTAACTCAACGTGGAGTTCGAGAAGTTCTGTAGGAACGAGAGGGTCACCGTTTTCGTTCAGTTCCTCTACGTCAATATCGTTTTCATTTTCGCTCAACGATTTGTCCTCCTGCCATCTTGAAGATGTCATAACTCTCTAACTTCTCTTCAACGGCCTTTCTGATAAATTGCTGTCGAGTCAGGCTTAACCTCCTAGCAACCGTGTCGAGTTTTGCGATTTCGGTTTGACTAAAAGTCACGGTGACTGGTTTTCCGGCCATCAGGATAGATTACTTCTAAGTTAATTTCGAGTCAAGGGATTCGTCCTAGTAATTTTTCGTTAGGGTGGTGCGGCTCCCCCTGTAGGGACGTAGAGTGGTCCCATGAGCCGGGCTAAGGTCAACCTAGTCGGCAATCCTGTACGTGTAGCCCGGTGTAGCCTGGGAAAATCAATTAAGAAAATCTCCAAGGAAGCAGGAGTCCACGAACAAGCGTGGTACTTAGCAGAATGCGGTTGCTACAATAGGATTCCGCCTAGAATTCTCAAATTTCTACAGGATAGAACTCACGTTGATGTAGAGGCTTACGACCAATTCCGCAGGCATTCTCAACGTATTTTCGGAGAAATCTTCTTTTCAGACTACCGTTTACCGGAGGCTAGCACAAAGCTGCCTCCGTTAGAGGCGTTTCTACAAGTAAACAAAATTCCGAACAGAACTTTCTTTGCTAAGGCAATTTGTGTGCAACCCTCGCTCATCTATAGAACTCTCCTCGGAAGTTCTAGAGAATTACCTTCTTCACTTAAAGCGGCACTTAGAGAAGCAGGAATTTCGGAAGACGACATTTACGAACTCAACGAACGAACGATCGAGTATTACGAACGATGGCTCTGACTGATAATGAAGTTAAGATTGTCACACTCATCGACCAGAGATTCTGGGAGACTGGAGGCTTAATTTCTGATGACCGCATTTCAGAGGAACTCGGCATCCCCAAGCAGACCATTTCTAAGGCTTGGAAAAAGGAAGACTTCCGACAGGCCCTATTGGCTCGTGGGGTTGACCTAACACCGGATTCCTCGAAGGGTCTTCTCACTCCCACTCAGGCTATCTTAGCGAATTTACTTTTCAACGTTGGTGACAAGAGAAGTGTTCGGGAAAAGTGTGAAGCGGTTGGAATCTCTAGCCAGCAATATACGGCGTGGCTCCGACAGCCTGCTTTTTCTGATTATCTTAGGAAGCGTGCTGAGTCTGTCTTCGCTTCTACTGATTATCAGGCATATCAGTCTCTTAGTCAGTTAGTCGCTGAGAAGGACATTCAGGGAATCAAGTTGTTCTTCGAGATGCGTGGGATTTACAACCCCAAGTTGCAGGTCGAAGTTAACGTCGAGCAGGTGGTCGTTAAGGTGGTGGAGATTGTTACTCGCCACATTGACGATCCGAACGTGCTCATGGCAATTGCTAGTGAAATCGAACAGTTGGAATTGGGGCCAACTCAGACTGGAATGTCTCCAGACGCTGCCCCTGTAGGAGCCTTTCTTTCCGAAGGAGTGAGAATTTAATGGCTGGTGAGTCAAGTTTAGCAGACTTTCGTCGCCTGTTCTATGGTGGTGAAACTGATGAAGAGTTACAGTTCCTTAAGGACGCCAACGCTAGAGGGGTAGTGGCAGCTGATATTATTGACAAGGTTGAAGATACTGGACTTAGAACCCTATCTTTAGCTGATGTTGGTAGTCCAGCTAACATTACTGATGTTTCTATCAAGGTTAGACGGATTGGAAAGACTGTTTTTCTCCGGTTCTCAGGTACTTTAGGTGCTGGATGGGCTAATGACGGGGCACCCAATAATGTCATCACCCTTCCTGCAGGTATTCGTCCTCAATTAGGGCTTACTATTGAACGAATGTTTGGGGTACGTAATGGGTCTACTGGAGCAGTTACCTCATTTAGCGTTGCAGAAAACGGTGTTGTTAGGTGGATAGATAATGCAGCAGCAGGCAACATTCTTAGTGGGGTTACTGTAACTTACGTAACTAATGATTCATTTCCTGACCCTCTTCCTGGGGTAGCGGGATAAAATGGCTGCACCTGCTAAGAGGGAAGATAACGCACATCAGCGTACAAAGGCTGCAATTGAGCGGCGACTTTTCAAGGATAAGGTTCCATACTTTCAGGAACGTCCTCCGAAGAAGCCTTATCCTAACATGAAGACTAGAGCCCGAGGATACTAAATGCCTAGAGCGAAGCCGCAAACGTCCAGTAAGGACATTCTTAAGGGAATTTCGACTGGCCTTAAGACGTTTGCCACTCGCCCAAATATTTACGGCTACAAGCCACACGAGAAGCAGATTGATTTCCACTCTTCTTCTCATCCCCAACGGCTTTTTCTCGGCGGTAACCGCTCAGGGAAGACTGTTGGCGGTGCCGTAGAAAGCATTTGGTGGCTCACCGGAAAGCACCCGTATAGAAAGACTCCCCCGCCTCCGGTGGCTGGCCGTTGTATTTCGGTTGACTTTTTGAACGGTGTCGAAAAGATCGTCCGACCTGAAATCGCTCGGTGGCTTCCTCCCAGCGAATTAAAGGGCGGTTCGTGGTCCACGGCCTATAACAAGGAACTCAGAACTCTTACTTTAGAGAACGAATCAACTTTAGAGTTCATGTCTTATGACCAGGACTTAGATAAGTTCGCCGGTACTAGCCGGAACTTCATCTGGTTCGATGAGGAACCTCCGAAGGACATTTACACCGAGAACTTACTGCGTCTTCTTGACCGTGGCGGTCATCTGTGGATCACAATGACCCCAGTTGAGGGTATGACGTGGATTTACGATGATCTGTTCATCGAGTCCAGAACGAACCCGAATATCAAGGTCATCATCGTTGATATGACCGACAACACCTACTTAAATGTGGGTGAAATTGAGCAGTTTACTTCTGGACTTAGCCAAGAAGAGAAGGACGCCCGAATGCACGGCAAGTTCGTGCAACTGGGTGGCCTCATTTACAAGCAATTCTCAGAAAAGAACATCATCGATCCAATAACCCCGCCAAAAGATTGGCTTTGGGTTGCTGGGCTTGATCATGGGTTAAATAACCCTACAGCATGGTTGTGGTCGGCTGTAGGGCCAGATGGACAAGTGATCGTTTTTAACGAACACTATGAAGGTGGGCAGTTAGTTCAGTACCATGCCGAGCGGGTTCATACTGTTAATATGGAACATGAAAGGCTGCCTGACTACTATGTTGGTGATCCTAGTATTCGTAATACTGATCCTATTACTGGTACTTCTGTTCTCATCGAATACCAGAACTCGGGTATCCCTATCGTCCTGGGAAATAATGATGTTCGTGCTGGTATTAATCGTGTTGGTAATTATCTTGATGGGTCTAGGGGTGTTCCCCGACTCTATATAACTCGTAATTGTGTGAACTTGCTTAGAGAGATTCAGCGCTATCGTTGGAGCACTTGGGCTACGAAGAAGCACAATTTCGAGAAGAACAAGAAGGAAGAACCCCACAAGAAAGACGACCACGCTGTTGATGCGCTGAGATATATCATCGCATCTAGGCCAGAGATGGACGCTGGGCCTCGTGACCCGTACCCTGTAGATCGGCGTGGCGCAGCCGTGCCCGTGTTTCCGAGCGAGCCATTAGTAGACCAAATTACTGCTGCGCCTTCTGTTAATAGCCATACTGATTTCACCCTTGGGAGTGAGTACTAATGGAAATCCATGTTAACGGTGAACCGATCGCTAAGGTGAACGGTTTCTCTCGTACTGTCTCGGTTCGTTCTGACGGTGGCGAGATTACCAACTTTACTGTTGGTCCGGCTACTCGGGTTCTTAATCTTGTCGTTGAGCAGGCCGTTCCGGCTAACGCTCCCCGTCTGGATGAGGTCGAGTTCCTTAACTATCTGAAGGCTCAGGAAGAGGGTCTTCTTGACGGCGACGGTTCTGATGAGCGTGAGACTCTTGTCGAGCGCATTTCTTCCTCGGAGTTTACTGACGAGGATGAGGCGGAGAACGACGAGAACGACGAGAACGACGAGAACGACGAGAACGAGGGTAACGAGAACCCCTCTGCCTTTAAGGTTGGGACTACTTCGTAATGGAGTTAATGCCCGAACCGATGGCACTCCCCGGCTGCTGCTTTAGGTGCAGGGCCGGTTCTAACGCTCGGGACTTCTTTATTGATTTCCAATTCAGCATTGATTTCCACGGAGCAGTTTACATCTGCAACGAGTGTCTTGCTGAGATGGCTCATGAAGCTGGATATATCCTGCCTGAAGAAGCCCGCAAGTTGAAGTTCCAGTTGAATCTTCTTATGGAAGAGAACGGCGAACTTCAGACCAAGATTTTCGGATTGGAGCAGGCCATTGATGGGTTACGTATTGCTGGGCGCAGCCTTGGGGCTGTTTCCCAGCCTGATGATTCTGATTCTGTTCACTCAACAGAGGAAGGACCATCAGAAGGACAGGGAGAATTGGACTTCGGAACGGGAGAATCTCCTGAACCGATGCATGACGAAGGAATGGCAGAGTTATCAGATGATGACTCTGGCAACACCGAGTTCACCTTCTCCATTTGAGCCTTATGCTGGGGAGTATATTCCCGGCATGTCTGACGCTGAAGAACTGAAGCGCATGGGTATTGATGTGTCTCAGGCTCAGGGTGTCGGAGAAATGGGCTTTGATGACTACGATCAAGAAATGCTCTTTGGTCAAGAACGGGTTGATTAGTGGCCGTTACTGAGTCTATTGAACAAGATCGCAAGAGTTTCTTCGACGCCACTGATAAGGTCCTGCCCGAGAATCGGGAAAAGGAAATCCTTACTTGGTGTCAGGGCAAGTTCAACACTGCGAAGAAGAATCGACAGCAGTTTGAGCGTGTCTGGTATATGAATTTGGCGATGTATTTTGGTCGCCAATATGCACAGTGGGCATCCACTCCGGCCAGTGGTGGAGTTCCTCGGCTCTATGAGCCCCCTGTGCCGCCTTGGCGAGTTCGGTTAGTTAGCAATAAGATTCGTCCTATTGTTCGTACCGAACTCGCCAAGGTAACTAAGGAGAAGCCCCAGGCGTATGTTGTTCCCTCGTCAACTGACGACGAGGATCTTTTTGCTGCTCGTGGGGCCGAAGCACTTTTCGAGTATTTTTGGCGAGTTCTGCGACTGAACAAGCAGGTTCGTCGTTCGGAATTCTGGACGATTATCTGCGGTACTTCTTTCATGAAGGACTGGTATGATCTTGATACCAGAGATTCCGCTGGGATGCCCGGTTCTATTTCTGTAGAGCCTGTTACACCTTTCCATCTCTATGTGCCTGAAATTCAAGAAGAAGAAATCGAGCATCAGCCTTACGTTGTTCACGTTCTTGCTAAGGAGCCTGACTGGGTTCGGGATAACTACGGAAAGTCCGTGGCAGCCGACTCCACAGGATCAGCAGGAGTCTTAGAGCAACGTTTTATGTCTGCGCTTGGGATTTCTGGTAATCCCAAGAAGAACCACGTTGCAGTTCATGAGATGTGGATTAAGCCCTGTAGTAAATTTCCGGATGGGGCTGTAGTTACCTGGGCAGGGGATACTTTACTTCACATCATCGAATCTTGGCCGTATCAGCACGGTGAATATCCCTTCACGAAGTTTGACCACGTTCCTACAGGGCGCTTCTATGGGGATTCGGTTATTCCTGACCTCGTTCCTCTTCAGAAGGAATATAACAGGACACGTTCTCAGATCATCGAGGCTAAGAACAGGATGTCTAAGCCTCAGTTAATGGCTCCGAGGGGGAGTGTTGATCCTACTAAGATCACTTCTGAGCCTGGTCTTGTCGTTTTTTATACTCCCGGTTATACTCCTCCGCAACCTATTCCTCTCCAGCCAATTCCGTCGTATGTTATCGACGAGTTGGATCGTTGCCAGCGAGACATGGACGACATTTCGTCTCAGCATGAAGTTACTAAGGGGAGAACGCCGCCCGGTGTAACCGCTGCGACAGCAATTGCGTACCTACAGGAGGAAGACGATTCTAAGTTATCGTATACTATTGCTTCACTTGAAGAAGGTATCGAAAAGTTAGGTCGTCATTTCCTGTCTCATGTCCAGCAGTTCTGGGATGCCCAGCGTACTGTTGAGATTATGGGTAACGATGGTCAGTGGGAACAGTTAATGTTCGGTAAGGCTGATCTTCGTGGAAATACTGATCTACGAATTGAAGCCGGTTCTGCTCAGCCTCGTTCTCGGGCTGCAAAGCAGGCATTCATTATGGAACTTGCCGACAAGGGCATGATTCCGCCTGATAGGGCTCTGAAGTATCTTGATATGGCTGAAACTGGTCGGCTGTATGAAGAGACAATGCTTGATTCTCGCCACGCTCAACGAGAGAATATTCGTATGCGTGCTGGCGAAATGGTTCGGCCGAACGATTGGGACAACCACGAAGTTCATATCATCGAGCACAATAACTTCCGGAAGCGTTCTGAGTTCGAGAAACTTCCGCCAGAAGCGCAGATGATCTACCAGCAGCACGTCGAGATGCATAAGATGCTGCTTGTGATGGAGCAGACAGGTGCTCCGCTTCCTCCTGGGATGCCCATGCCTGGCGGCAATCCAAGTAGACCACAGCCCGAAGGGGGCCAATTAAATGGCTGATTTACAGGTCGGCAATGTTCACGGTGT